CTTGATGGGCCTCCAGGCTAGCGCCTGCTTCTCAAACCCTGACATCTGGCAGATCATGTCCAAAGCCCAAGTTGTACAACAAAACAATCTCGTCACCGACACCTTTCAACTGTTTGCAAGCAGTGAAAGGGTCCTGTACAGAAGCACAACACCTCATAATTACCGTGCGCATTTATACCACTCAGCACGGAAAGTCGCAAATTTCGTCAGCAGAGGCACTACAAGCGAAGATTTTGACACTACGCTTGCTGACGCTGTGGCTCCTCACGTTCACATATATAAAATAATCGGCATAACCCATGTTATAGTGGGAACCGACTTATACCTCTTATCATCCGACGATGTCATCAGCATCAACAAAATGACACGCGGCGTTTTCAACTCCATGGTTTATTACACCCAACGCTACGGCGACCTTGAATCTACCCCACATAAAGCACTCGCAGAGATTAACAAATTCTTCCTGCACTTGGCAGACCGCATAGATTCGAGTATGGATTTTGGGAACACACTTCGTGCCCTTAACATAGGAAACATGTTACTGTTCAACGAACTAGCAGAGCAAAACGATGACTGCGCTTACCAAACCCGGTCACGTGAACTCAAAAGAGAAATGGACATTCTTGATTCCTCAGCATACAATATGCTCAAGGCACATGCCGCACTCGGATCAAGTGAGTATGACGCTATCAATACGGCTTTCCTATATCACCTCGCGGTAGGTAGCGATGCAAGCGCTGACGACCTGATCACAAAGCTAGACCAGGCTCCAGCAAAAGTCAAAACAAAGGACAGGGCATATTTCAGCAAGTTCATCGATTTCTTCGATGCATATGCATTAGCGCGCTTCATCACCGTCCATAAACGCATCCCGAAGACTGGGGGTGCGGAAATCACAGCAGACACAAAATGGGTTGCATCATGCCTCAAAGGTATTTTCAGGATGCCCCCGAGGGAAGACCGCGGCAAGACGTACATCCAAGGCGAGTTCGCTTGGCAGGACCACATCAAGTTCTGGAACCTAGAAGCACAAGACGTCACACTCGTCCTTGCAGATCTTAAAAGCTACTCTCTCGGTTCACGCCGCCTTGCCCCCGAACTCGCCAACGAAATCCTATTCACACTTCAGCACGGTGCATACATGGACCCTGATCACACCATCCTCCCGAGTGATGTCCTCAAGATGTTCAAAGAACACACCCAACGCGAATCCACAGTATTCGTGGCTGCTGCAAAAAACGAAGCTGCAAAACCCTCAAAGAAGAAACGTGTGACCTTCTCAGCAGATAATGTTTT